CCAGCTCGTCCTGGCTCATCAGCTCTTTGCCACAATGTCAACTTTTTCAGGTCAAGTGCTGATATATTCTTTTCTGACATAAGGTTTGACAGTGTTTTCAAGTATGTACTTTTTCCATTGCTTCCTGTTCCTGTCAGAATGAATGCTTTACCACCTGCAAGGGTGTTTGACCTATACATGCAAGCACCAACTATTTCTTCAAGCAGTGACCTGATTTCATGGTCACCACAAGACACATTGTCAAGCATGTTGTCAATCACTTCACTGGATGCCTGTCTGTTGAAATCCCATGGAATTTTATTTGTAATGACCACATCAGGTGTGAATTCTGAAAAACTGTCAGTCAAAACATTATAAAGACCATTTCTGAATGCAATCACACATGCAGGTGCTGTCTTTGTGTTATCCCTGATTAAAATATTCAGGTATGCCATGACTTCCTGTCTTTTTGCTCTGTTCAACTGTGGAATATGCTGAATCATTACCGCTTCAATTTCTTCCTGACCTGAAACATAGATTCCATCTTTATACATGTGAAGCTGACTGTTCACCCTGATGATGTGATGATTATTTTTCAGGAACACTGCAAACTTATCAAACAGGAAGGTTGTTCCCTTGTAGAAAATAGGCTTGCTGAATGCTTCATCACGCATGATGACATCCAGTTCATCTTCTGCAAGTGGTTCTTTCAGGACATATTTGTTTATCATTCGCAAACAATCCCTTGCTTCTTCCTTTTCAAAGTCTGCTGACTGCAATGTCAGGATGTAATTGAACAATGCCTGATTTCTTCCATCACCTGCATCCATGTCCAGGAATTCAGCTTTTCCCCTGACTGGTTTCATCCATTTTGGAATTTCCTGATATTCTTCACCATCTTCCAGGTATATGTCATGGAACACCAGTTTCTTTGATGTTGTTTCCCATGCTTCCTTCAAACCACTTCTTCTTGTTTGCAGTGTACTTCAAAGCATATTCAAAGTTGTCTGCAACTGCTTCATAGATGTCCATAAGTAATTCAGAATACTGCTTGTATGTCTTGAATTCCACAACAGGCATGTCTGCACCCATTTCTTCAACCATCTTGCGAAGCATTTCATTGCAGTTGTGAATCTGAAATCCCTGGGTGATAACCTGATTATAGAAAATCATGCTGCCCTTGTACTCACCATCAGAAACAATCTTGAACCAAATGCTGACCATAGGGTCACCCTTCTTGGATGCTTTCAGTTCCATCTGCTGAACTGCAACTTCATAGTTACCATGTGGAACTTCCTTGTAATTTCCACCGCCACCATTTGCAGCAGCTTCTGCAACATCCTTCTGCAATCCTTCTGTGTCAATTTCCTTATCCCATCTGCTGAACATGTCCTGTGCCATAATTTTTCACCTTTTTAACCTTTCTTAATTTAATGTTGCTACTACCAGGGCAAGTGCTTCTTCACTTGTGAACCCTTCCTTGATGTGGGCATCATACAGAATCTTGTTTGCATGTGCCAGTTCCTGTGCTTCCTTTTCAATGCTGTTATCCTTGTTGACAGTCTTTTTGATAACATGCACCTTTCCTTCTTTCTCTGCTGCTTCAATCAGCATCTTCAATAATTCATCCATTAGTTTTCACCCCTTCTTTTTCTAACTCTTGTTTTTGGTTTTTCAGGCTCTGCCTGCTGTTCCTGATTTTCTTCTGTTTCAGGTGGATTCATTGCAGGTGCTTCCTGCTGTTCTTCCACTGGTTCAGATGCCTGCTGTGGTTCACTCTGTGCCTTGTCCTGGGCATTTTCTGCATCAGGTGTGGAATTGTTCACCTTTCTTCTTCCAGGCTTCTGTGTGGCTTCTGTGGACTTCTGTGAAGGTATTCCTGCTGCCTGATTTGCCTGGTCATAAACATCCATCAGTGCATCCCATGAAAGGGGAATGGTTGTCTGATTGATTCCCTTTAATCTGCCACCGCCAAAGATAACTTCATTCTGCTTGAAGTTCAGTGTTCTGCTGTCATCATCTTCAACCACAACCCTTGCAACAATATCAACCATGCCTGCAATCTTGTTTGCAATAGCATCCTGGATGTTCGGTGCAATTCTTGTGATGTTCTGACCATTCTTCTTGGTGATGTCCTTGGAAATATCTTCATGAGATACAACCACAAGATTTTCATAATCAAGATTGAAAAATCTTCTCATTGTGGAAAGATATTCTGTCTTGATAATATCCCAACCCTTTCCAAAGCCTGAATCAGATTCATGCTGAATTCCAAGATTGTCATACATGTAAACCCTGCACATTTCCCTGGTGTCTTCAAGAAGGTCAATGATGATGGTCTTGAAGTCATTCTGCTTCTTTTCAAGTTCTGCAAGGGTGTCCTTGAATACTTCCCATGCAAACTTTCTGTTGGTCATTCTGCCATTGACAGTGACTTCATCCTTGATGCTGACATAAGGCATTGTGACAAACTGGATGTTTCCATCTGTGTTCAGGTTCAGCGGATTTGGTGCATCATCAAGCATGGTTGTCTTGCCACTGAATGCAGCACCATAAATCCAAATCTTTCTTTTCTTGGTTTCTGAAATGTTTCTTCTTTCACTACTTGGTAAATTCATATAATCAATTCCTTTCTGACAATAGTCCTTGTATTCACAAAAGTTGCATAACCAACTTGTGTTCTGTGGGAATTCCTGTGCTTCCAACATGTTCTTTGTTGAAAGAAGGAAGGTGATGACCTTTTCAGGGTCATATTCTATTTGAACCAGTTGTGGTTCTTTCCTGTCCAATTCTTCCTGCAATCTTTGTCTGAACTGGAACAGGTCTTCTTTCTTTGACTGTTTGATATTGACCTTTGGAACAAACAGGAAATACAGATTCCTGATGATTTTTCCTGGATTGTTCTTTTCAAAAAAGTATTTATACAGATGAAGCTGTGGTGAATCTTTGTATTTGCTGACATTGTTTGAATACTTGAAATCATACAAATCATATACATTTGGGATGACCTGATGTTCACCACCAAGTTTTTGTTCTGTTTTTGCAGGTGCAAGAAGGTCAATGAATCCAATGAAATCATCATCTTCAATCTTCACTTCATGTTCACCTGGTGGAATCATTGCTGCTGCCTTTGGAATCATCACTTCAAGTTCTGATGCACCTATTCTGTATAATTCCCCAAAGAAACCATTGACACGATATGAAACCCTTAATTTGACACCTTCTGCATCTGCAAGTGCTTTCATATAATTCTGTGTGCATTTCCAGTCCATTCTTCTTGAAGGATGTCCACCATCAATGTCATGATGCCATAATTCAATTTTTTCTTTTGGAACACCAAGTTCAAGCAGTTTATAAAAACATGCAATGGAATCTTTACCACCTGAAATCAAAACAACAATCAGGTCATATTCTTCCAAGGGAAGAAGTTCAGGAAGATAAATGCTTTCAAAATGCTTTGAATCCTTTCTTCCATCAACCCTTGGTTTGATTGAAATTCCTTTTCCATATATGGGTGAATCCTGAACACCAAGAACAACTGGTGTGTTTATGGTACAATCTTTATCTTTCAATACTTCCATCAGGGTTTCCCTTCCTTTCTGTTTCAAATAGAAGATTGAAGTGCTGTGTCCTCTCCCTTGTTGATTCTTCCCCTTAACAACTTCTTGGTTTAAGTTTGAAGTGATGTTTGGTTCATCCTGCCTGCTTTCTTCAAATAGTGCAGAACACTTTGCTTCATTGACTTATTGTTCCTGGTTTCTTCAACTGTTTTGTCAGGTCTTGTTTATTCTGCATTCACTCTGTCTGCCATTCAGCAGCCTGACCACCATGTCACTTGTGAACCGCCCCATCACTGCACCTGAACTTTCCTGGTTGCTTCAATCTTCTGTTTTGTATCTCTTTAAGATACAAGCCAAGTATAATGTGTATCTTGTCAGTTGTCAATACCTTTTTTAAAATTTTTAAGATATTTTTTCAAGAAAAATTGAAAAAATAACGCAAATATGCTATTATCAAGATACAAATAAATATAAGAAAGGATGTGACCACTATGACAATGGGTCAATATATAAAGTATTTAAGGGAAAATGCAGGTCTTTCACAAGAAGAACTTGGAAAATCCCTGAATCCACCTGTCAACAGGGCAGCAGTCCAAAAGTGGGAAACAGACAAGGTTGAAAACATCAAACGAACCCACATTCAACAGCTTGCAAGAAAGTTTGGTGTTTCCCCTTGTGAATTGATGTGCTTTGATGACCGCTTTGATTCTGCCAAAGCAGCAGAAGAAACAAAGACCCTGGAACTGGTTCAGAAGAATTTTGGAAAGGAAGCAGTGAAGGTCTTGCAGATGTTCTGTAAAATGAATCAATCAGGACAACAGAAAGTCCTGGAAGATATGTCTGATATGACTGAACTTCCAAAGTACATTCAAAAAGATTCTTCTATGTTGAAAAATGCATAGACAATGTTTTATATGTCAATTTCAATAAAAGTTCCACATAGGTTCAAGATGATTCAAGATGTTTTCAGGACATCTTGAACCGCTCAAATCCTTGATATTACAAGGGTTTTTCACTTATCAGGTCAAGATGTTCAAGATGTGGTGAACTTATTTATAATCAAAGAATATAAAATCATTGAAATTTAATGATTCCCTAAAAAATAATTATAATATATAAAAGACCCCACATCTTGAACTTTCAGAAGGTCAGAATTGTCAAAAGTCCAGTAAAATCAAGGGTTTTGACAGGTTCAAGATGAAAGGAAGGTGTTCAAGATGTTTGGAAAGAAAAAGCAACCTGGAATCCAGGTCATGCATTATGAAGGGATTGAAGGTTTTGCCACTGATTATCCATGCAGACTGGAACTGGATGCAGAAATGCTGACAATTACCAGGATAAAGCCTGAAACCACTGTCACACTACCAGTGAACAGAATTCAGTCAATCAGTGCTTTGGAAGAATCACAATTCATGCAGAAGTATCATGGAAATGCTGCATCCACTGGAAGGAATGGAATCAAAAAGTATTTCCTGGTCATTATGTATGACAAAGGAATGCTTGCATTTTGGGGAACTGCAAAAGAATATGGTCAGTTTATCAAAATGCAGTTTGGTCAGACTGCTGCACCAAGTCATATTTCACTGTAAAATAAAAAATTCCCCTGACTGCTACCAACAGCCAGGGGAAAAGGATGAAAACCAAATCAGATGGATGAAATGGTCACCAAAAACACCAATATAATTATACCATTTCACCCTTCAAAAAGAAAGGATGATGGTCATGAAATTACCAAATTCATATGGTTCAGTTTACAAGCTGTCAGGGAAAAGAAGAAATCCATGGGCAGCCAGGAAGACTGTTGGATGGAAACAAATTCCTGAAAAGAAAAGGTCATATCCCATTTATCAGTTTGTGGGATATTATTCAACCAGGGCAGAAGCACTTCAAGCACTTGCAGCATTCAATGAAGACCCCTATGACCTGCACCTGGACACAATCACATTTGCAGAAGTTTATGAAAAGTGGTCTGAAATCCACTATGCAACAATTAAAAATTCCAATGGTTACAAAGCAGCATTCAAGACCTGTGAACCTATCAAAGACATGAAGTTTGTGGAAATCAAACTTGACCACCTGCAACAGGTTGTTGATGCATCAGGCAAGAACACACCGACATTGAAAACCCTGAAAAACCTGTGGTCACTTATGTATGACTATGCTGTTATTCATGAAATTGTTCCACCTGATAAAAGGGATATAGTCAAATATGTGGACATCAGCAAGCCAGGAAACCCAAATTCATTTGACAGAAAACCATTCAGCAAGAAGGAAATCAAAACTTTATGGGATGCACATGAATCCAATCAATATTTGTCTGTTGTGCTGATGCTCATTTATACTGGTGTCAGAATCGGTGAATTGCTTGACCTTGAAAAGAAAGACATCCACCTGGATGAAAGATGGTTCTATGTGAAAGAATCAAAAACAGATGCAGGAATCAGGGAAGTTCCAATTGCAGAAAAGATTGTTCCATTCTTTGAATACTGGATGCAGAGAAAATGTGACCACCTGATTTGCACACCTGATGAAGAACCTTTTCTGTATAGAAATTATTATGATTCATACTGGACACCGCTGATGCAACAGATAAACATGAAGCACCGCCCACATGACACAAGACACACATGTGTGTCATTGCTGACAGAAGCAAAGGTTGATGAAAGAATCATCAAGAAGATAGTTGGTCACAAAGGACAGGGTGTCACCCAAATTGTTTATACTCATGTTGACCTTCCATATAAACTGGAAGCAATCAACCTGATATGAAAGAAGGTGACCTGAATGGATAGAATAGCATATAAGAACCAATTCAATGCAGACCACTATGAAAGAATCAATTTTTCAGTTCCAAAGGGCATGAAGGACATCATTAAGACCCTTGCAGCAGACAAAGGAATGTCCATGAATAAATATTTCCTGTTCCTGGTGAATAAAGACCAGGAAGGTCTGTTTGATAACATGCAGCTTGCAGAAAAGTCCAGGGAAAAGATTCTGACAATCAAAGGGAACACACATGATGGATATGATGTCATCTTCAAGGATGGAAGAACAGTTCATTGCAGGACAAAACTTGAAATCAGAAAATGTCTTGCACAAGACAACAAAAGTCTTGCACAAGACACCTGATTCAGTGTTACTAATTTGTTTCTAACTTGTTACTAACAGACAAAAATTCATAAAAACGGACAAAAAGAAAAATCCCACAAATCCAAGGAAAACCTTGAATCTGTGGGATTAATTTTTGTTCTTGAATTATCGCTTGCTGAACTGCGGAGCGCGACGAGCTGCTTTGAGACCGTACTCACCTGACCTTGATCCCAAAAGTCCAGTATTCATGCGGTTTTTCGGGCTTCCCTCTCTCAGTAAACCCATAGGTAAACCCACGAAATCGCGAAATTTTTGGTGCCGTTTAACGCAGCCCGAATGCAGCATTCACAACGCTGCTTAATTCCTCAGGTTTATTATACTTGACTTTCGCATAGAT